TTTGTTGGCCACGATGGCTTCTACGGCTTCACGAATGTTTTGGACATGGTAAGGCTCCGCAAACTCTGGAAACTGTTCAATCAGCGTTCCCATTGGGCGTAGCACTTCCAGCCAATCTTCATTGTCCCATTCATGTAATATCAGGCCCCAGATACGCTTGTCGTCACGCTGTATCTCACCTTCTTCTTTAATTATTATGTTCTGTAGCTTCGCACAGTCACGCCATTTTTCTATCATGTTTTTACTCCTTGTTCAGTACTATAACACAGTTTGCGTATAGTGTCAACCGTTTTGGTAACGTTAATATTTATCCGTGATAAATATATTATAGGAGAAAGTGAAATGAGAATAACAGTATCAAGATGGGGAAACAAGTACACAGCATTCCAATTGGAGAGATTGTATGCTGAATGTAAGGCATGGATAGACTTTGAGGAGTTTCATGTTTTTACGGATCAAACAACACCCTTACATCCAAACATAATAGTACATGAAATACCAAAGACTGAAGCACTACGTTCATGGTGGAGCAAACTGTTACAGTTCAAAACTTTTACACAAGGTGATACTGTTAGTTTGGACATTGACATACACATAAGAGACAAATGTCAGTTTGACTTTCATTCAAACAAGATACTGGCACAGCTAGATCCTTTAGCACAGTATCATCCACATAAAAACATAAAATACATCAATTCAAGTTTTTTTACATATAGTGGTGATTGGAGTTGGGTATATGAAAAATACATGGCGGATTGGAAACACATACAGTATCGTTACAGAGGTGACCAGGAGTTTATGTGGGGCGAATATGAAGAGTCATTTGCCTATCACAAACCACTGTTTGAATCATATAAATGGAGTGCTGTAAAAAAAGGATACTCTGAAATGCCTATGGTCAATTGGCATGGAGAGGATGTAAAACGTATATGCGGGTAAGACTGGATTCAAGGATAAACTACCAAGGCAAGGACCCACATGGACTACATTGGGGACTCAATCGCTTTGTGGGTGACGGACATAAATTAAAAATTGTTGAAAAAGGCGGCAACTTGGAACGCATAAAAGGACAGCGTTTTGAAAGCATACGACCAGGAGATAGACTGCTACAGTTTGGTAATCCGTGGATAGCAAAAAACATTGAAGAACGTATTTTTAATCATTATGAAAAATTGTTGCCCGTTGTAGACAAATATTACTTTTGGGACAACCCCCAGATACCACACTTTCTATACAAGGATAAATGGAATCCACGAGGACACAAACTGTGGATACGCCTAGTACCAGACAACATTATGACTGGTGACTGTGACATTGTGCCTGATAGGGAACTAGAGATTAATCAAATGCTACAATGGTACACTAGGATCAAACGCTACACTTGGCGTAATATGTTAAACCGTAGGAGAGACGTAAGATCACGTGGAAAGAAAGTTTTATTGTTAATCAGTTCAAGTGGTGTGTATCACTACTATTCAGGACTTGAAAGAGAATCTTGGTTACGTGAACAATGTGAAACACTCGCACGTCTAGGATATGAAGTTGAAATAAGACGCAAGATGGGTAGATCCGCTAGGCAAATTTATCAACCTAGGCTAGATCAATACCTATTTGAAAAAGATTTTGCGTTTACCTTAAGTTATCAATCAGCAAGTATGATGGAAAGCCTAATAGCTGGTACGCCAGCTGTTACATACAACCACAGACATTGTGGCGGCAAATTAGCAACAACATATGAGGAGATGTTAAATGGACATATTAGAGAAAGCACACAAGAACAAGTTGATCAAAGAATCCTACAACTATTCTCACACACCTTCCATAAGCATGAAGCCTATGAAGGAAGTTGGTATAGAGGACAATGATATGACTTTTAAAAAAGGTGAAATAGCAAATCCATTAGGAAAGCCTAAAACTTACTTGATACCTTCACCATATAACAAAAAGTTTGCCATGGCAAAAGCTCAGGCAAAATTTAGAAAAGAAGAATGGGCGTTTACACCAGAAGAATGGTATGCGTTTTGGAAGGATAGTGGTTTTATAAAACACCTGGGCAAAGGAGTACATCAATACTGTATGGTACGCAAGGATCCAATAGAAGCATGGAGCATTGATAATTGTATAATTGTAAAACGTAGAACACATTTTAGAAAACAGTTATATGAAAACTGCCACAAGGTTCCTAAGACGGATTGGGAGGATAAACATGACATACGCAAGTGATATGTACACAGCCACACGTAAGGAATACATTACTGAATGGCGTGTATGGTATAGGATGTTACAATGCTGTGATCCTGAAAGGCAGGAGAAAGCATACGTTGAAGTAGAAATATGTGAAGATTGGAAAGGACCAAATGGATTCCTTACTTGGTTTGATGACATGGGTCCAAGACCTAAACATTGTAACACATTAGAACGCATAAACAAGTTTGGCGACTTTGAACCAGGCAATGTTCGTTGGAGCACAATAAAGGTACGCAATGGCAATCAACGTCAACACCAAGTAAAAACAAACAAAGTAAAACAAGCCATTGCCAACGGAATAAAAAGAACAACATATTACCAAAGGGTAAGGATGGGTTGGAATCCTGAGGATGCCAGCACAATACCAGCGGAACCAGGTGGTAGGTTATTAAAGCAGTTGACATGAAGATAACTGACTTTGATCCTTATCAAGAACTACAGCAACTAATTAAATTTAGTTTGGCCGCAGATAAACACATAAAGAATATGTTGAACAATGAAAAGGTTCTTGTGAATGAACTTAATTTTTATAAAACAAAAGTACAACACATGGAAGAACGTATAACAGCAATAGAGGAGAAACTATATGAAATTGCCAGAAAGAAATGACAGCTATCTTATATCTACTTGTACCATAAGTGGATCAATTGTATTGGCAGGTGTTGTGTTTGGAACAATATCAGCACATTGGTTATGGATTGCTGTACCATTGCTTTTTATGGGACACAGCCACGAATATAAAAAATTATGGTTAATGCCAAAATGATAGCACACCTTTTAGGCAATGGTGCCAGTTACACACTATACACACCACAGCAAGGAACAATTATTGGATTCAATGTGCCTAAGCACAATTGGCACGTTGATTACATTGTTATTTTAGACACAATGGCAAACAGAGCCATGTCAAAACAAGATATCAAACCAAGAGCAACTGTATGGTGCCATACAGATGTTTTAGAACAAGCCCAACACAACAAACATTATCCTGAAATGTTTGATCCTGTGTTTGGAGACAAAGATGCCCGTCCACGTAGATACAATGGTGGACACGCAGTAGTAGATTATATTATTAATAATAGAAAGCCCACTGAAATACATCTATGGGGCTTTGACAGTATGTTTTCAACGGATCTCACCAGTGCGATGGATGAGACACTACCAAGACCTAACCGTCCGCCTTTAAACAATGAATGGAGACCTCATTGGAATACATTAATGGCAAAGGACAGTTCAATACAATATGTATTACACATACCAAAAGGAAAAACCAGTGAAGTCAAAGCACCCAACCTTACCGTCCAAGAACACAGTTGAAGAATGGCTGTTTGGCAAAATAGCCAAGCCACACAAGGAGATAGGCAATAAGCCTATATGCCCATATCTAATGAAATATAGAAAACAAATACACATACAAAAATCTGACGATTTCATGGCAACAGCAGATAACTTTGCTTACCTAAAAGATACACTACGCCTTGAAGCAATGGTAATGTATGGTGAATGGATGGACTATGACAAGCTGTACAAAATACACAATAGGATAAACAAGAAACACAAAAAGCTAGATGTTGTATGCCTTATGCTACATCCAGACACAGAAGATCCACCATTGCCAATAGACAACTACAATTTTACATGGCCTATACTAATATTACAAAAACAAAGCACATTAGACAAAGCCCGTAAAAATCTCCGTCAAAAGACTGATTATTATAACTATTATGATGACAGTGATAAATAATGTATAGGATTACAATACCAAGGAGACTTACATGACCGTTACCCTTAGACAAGAATCAGCCACTGGAGCAACTACCAAAGGTAGTGCGTTAACATTCCAGGAGCTGGACAATAACTTTGTACATCTATTAAGACAAGGAACTGTTGAAGTAAAAGCTGACAGTGGTTCAAGTCTTACACTAGGTGAAGCAGACAAAGATTCAATTTTACAATTTACTGGCGCAGGCTCAGTATCAACAGCAATTTCAAGTGATTCAGCTGGTGAAACTGTAATTACTTTTACAGGTTCAGGAGACACACAAATAGTTGGTGGATCAGGTATTGCTGTAACACAACCAGATTCAGCTGGTGCTTTTACAATCACAGTTGATGACATATCAGCAGATACTTCACCACAGCTTGGTGGCAACTTGGATGTTAACGGCAATTCAATTGTTTCAGCATCAAACGGAAATATAACAATAGCACCAAACGGAAGTGGTAAGGTAGTGCTTTCAGGTCAGAAACTAGATGACGCACAGTTAATAAACTACAAGGAAACAATTTTTAGTTTATCATACAATGCTGTACTATCACCAGACGTGGCAAACGGCAATGTACAAACAGTGACGTTGACAGGCAACACACAGTTCAGTGGTTTTACAAATGAAGAACCAGGACAGAGTGTTACACTTATTATCAAGCAGGATAGTACAGGTAGCAGATTACTTACAGAAGACTCAGCAGGAAGATTAAAATTTGCTGGAGGAACTGGCACACTATCAACCTCAGGAAATGCTGTAGACATCCTAACTATTTTTTATGATGGGACAGACTACTTTGGTTCTTTAAGCACAAACTTTAGTTAAGGAGACACTATGCCTTTAGGAGCAAGTAGATTAAACACACTTTCAAGAGTTTTAACAACACCTTTTTCAGGACTGGCAGGCATACAACTTGATGCTGACAGTACACAAGGAGAAGGTCATGTATTTTATCAAACAAACTCTTTTGCCTCAACATCAGACACTGATGAACTTACATTAGCATTTTGGTGGAAAGACACAAACAATAGAACAACATACGCACACGAAGACGCATTGTTTAGATTTATTAACACAGGTGGTAATGAATATTTACAGTTCAACTATTTTAGGGGATCAACAAGACTGTTAGCAAGGTCTGGAAGTGATAGCACATTTGATTTGGACATTAGACACGGTGTTGATGGATTTAGTGGTGGATCATATGGCAATGGTACGTATGATGATGGCAACTGGCATCATTACTTGGTATCAGCTAAAGGATCAACAAGCAAATTTGAATTGTATGTTGATGGCACAGAAATAACACAAGGATCACAAAACGCTACACAGTATCTAGGCGCACAAAAACGTTTTACAGAAAACTATTGGGAAGGTAATCACTATAACCAATTTACGCTGTGTGCGGAAGTTTTTGACAGTGGTAGTGGACAATGGCCAAACCAATTAACACAATTATATTTGGACAACAGTTTTAATGACATAAGTGACGCAAGTACAAGAGCAAAGTTTTACAACAACGGCGCAGTGGACATGGGCACGGATGGAACTGGCAGTGGTTTGGATCAACCACTTGTTTTCCACACAGGTGACACAAGCTCATTCTTTACCAACGCAGGTACAGGATATGCTTACTCACTTACAAAGGTAAACAAAAGCTCTGCTGGTGTTGACTTTACTGACATAGCGGCTGGTGACGGACCACAACCAAGTTAAGGAGAAACAATGTCAATATACACAATAAAAGGCACAGGTTGGCCTACAATAGAAAAGCATGACCTTGATGGAATTTATGCTACAGCGACTTATATGTTTGACAACTTTACACCACCTTGTACAATAGTAAAGCCAGATGGTAGTGAACAAGTATTCAACACAATAGATGAATTAAAAACATTCGTTGAGGAGAACAAATAATGAGTTGGCCATCAGGATCAAAAGCAGGAACCAGCAACGTTGACAATGGCAATGATTTGTTAGCAAACGCTAGGGCAGACATAAAACAAAACATTGATAATACAAACAGTATTATAGATGAATTTAACATTAGTTCTCCAAGCGATGGAGACTTACTACAATATTCTAGTTCAACAGGAAAATTTGAACAGGTAGCAAGTGGGTCAATAGGCGCGGCAGGGCAACAGGCAATAATTAAGGCAGACGCAACAGACTTAAATTTAGATAGTGCTGGTAACAGGGCAGGAGCAAACTTAAAAGTACCATTATCAGAAATATTTGATGGTGCTGGATTCATATCTATAAGCAATGATCAAATAAGTTTAACAGCGGCTACATATTGGTTGGAGTTTGAATCAACCATTGACAAAGGCACTGGTACAACTACAATTGACGTTCGTAATGACACAGATGATGATTTAATTGCTACAGTTAACCCAAAAACCGCAAACGTAGACTTTAATACAAATTTAGTTTTCACACTTACAGGCACAAAAAACATTGAATTCAAAGTGACTACAGATACCAACTTCACAACGTCAGGAAGAGCGTTTATACGCATATCTAAGTACACATAATGAGAATACACATAAATACTGTATCGCGATATACAATATATAATCAGGAGGTTAACCTATGAGCGCCGCAAGTAATTTTTTAGAGGAAAGAGTATTAGACTTCTTTCTTAAAAACAACGCACAAAGCACATCGTCTCCTTCTACAGTTTTCGTTGGTCTGTTTAATACAGATGACTCAGCAGGAGCAACGGGTGAACTATTAGAAGCAGGCACATTAACACATGAATGCCAAGGTGGTGGATACCAAAGACAATCAGTAACATTTGGTACCATATCTGGTGGATCTGTAAGCAACAGTGGAAACATTACATTCCCTGCCGCAACTGATGGCAATTGGGGTACTATTACCCACATAGCAATCATTGATGCTGAAGCACAAGCCAAAGACAATGACTCAGCAGGAGCAGGAAACGTATTATTCTATGGGGCATTGACAACATCCAAGACTATTGAGTCTGGTGACACTTTTCAGATTACCGCAGGAAATCTATCAGTAACATTGGCATAATAGACACTAAAGGGGAACCATTGTGTCAAACTATGTCAGTGACATATACCTAGCTTCAGGCTATACAGCAGACGACTATGTTACTGGCTCCTACGTAGCAGATGGCTATGTATCAGGAGTAGTACTTGGAGAAGCAACTCTCTCCAGTACAGCAACAGTTTCAGCAACCTGTACAAGAATACAGCAAGGCGAATCGTCAAGCAGTATAACAGCAACAGTAAGCTGTTCAGCACCACAAACTAAAAACGCAGAAGTAAGCGTAAGTGGTGTATTATCAAGTTCAGTAACAGCAGTAGCAACCAAAGTAGGTGAATTAACCTTATCTACTACAGCTACAGTTACGGCCGCAGGTGTACAAACCAAACAAGGCCAAGCAGACATTACTGGCTTTGACAGTGACAACCATACATGGTCAGGTAGAACTACTTGGAATGATGCGGCTCCAAACACATGGGCAGGCACAGTAGCAGTTGACGCCAGAAAAGTAAAAATAGCGGCGGCTAACCTTACAGCAACAGCTTCTCTAAGCTGTACAATGGTAGAACAACTGAATGGAGCGGCCATTGTTACAAGCCTTGGCACAGTTTCAGCTACACCAAATAGAATAAAACAGTTTGAAGCAGATATTTCAAGTTCTGCGTCTGTAACAGTAGATGGTGACCTTGTACAAAGAGGCACAACACTTATTGCCAGCCTTGGTACAATCAGCATTGATGCCAATAGGCTAAGAGGCTCAGACACAAGCATTTCAAGTTCTGCTACAGTATCTGTAGAAGCTAGAAAAATTAAAACTGGTGAAATAGACATCAATAGTGTAGCAACACTAAATGGTATTGGTGGCTTTACAGCAGTAGGAGAAGCAGATCTACAGGTAACAGCAACAGTAAATGCTATATCAAATCCAGTATTTGCTCCTTCATTAGAATTAACATCAACAGGCACATTAACTTCAACTCCAACAGCAACAAGAGGCTTTACAGGCTCATTGACAAGCACAGCAACAGTATCAGCAATAGGTGGCGCTAACTTTACTGGTACAGCAAACCTAACTGGCTTTGCGGCTGTGGTGTCAGCACTAACAATTTACAACATAGATCCGTTCCGTGTATTAACAATAGACAATGAACAAAGAACGTTGGTTATAGCACAGGAACCACGGAAATTTACGGTGGATTCAGAAGATCGTATAAATACTATTGAGGCTGAATCTAGGTCAAGAATCATACCTTCTGAAAGCAGAAAGCTACAGATTCAACACCTAACTTTAGTTGAGGTAGAAGGCAATCCACTAGACAGGAGAGAAAGTTAATGGGACATACACTAACAGGATTCAAGCAGGATAGAGTAGGAGCTTTTATTGAAAAAGATCCATTCGCTGTGCTTGACTACACCCTGGATTGGTCCAACTGGATGCCAAGTGGAGAAGTTATATCAAGTGCCACAGTAACAGTTGAAACAATATCAGGAGATGGGAGTCCATTGGCCGTTGACAGTACAACAAACACAAATACATTGGCTACAGCATTTCTAAGTGCTGGTACGGCAGGCAACATTTACAATGTAGAGTATAGGATTGTTACTGATAACAGCAAAAAGGATTCAAGAAACATTAGAGTAAAAGTCGTGGAGAGACAAGCATAATGTCAAAACAAGAGCAAAATACAAACAGGAAATACAAGACCATAGATAGAGATCTTGTGTACAAACTGTCTTGTATCCAATGCTCAGATCAAGAGATTGCTGAGGTAGTTGGAACAACTGCCGCAACTTTAAGAAAAAGATTTGGAAGTATATTAGACAAAGGCAAACAAGAAGGCAAAAAAACATTAAGGCGAGCTATGTGGGAAAAGGCAATGAACGGGGACACAAGGATTCAAATTTTCTTATCAAAGCAGTACCTTGGTATGAAGGATACACCAGAGGACAGTGAAAATAAAATGCCATTACCTTGGGAGGACTAAATGCCTTTGAGCACCCCCCAAAAAAGCATTTGTGAATCAGACGCTAGGTTCCGTGTAGCGGTAACTGGACGTAGATTTGGTAAGACACACGTGGCAATGAGAGAATTGGCACGTTTTGCCAGCCAACCAGATAAGTTGGTTTGGTATGTAGCACCCAGCTACAGGATGGCAAAGAATATTGTTTGGGACCAACTAAAGGATAGATTAAAGTCCTTGCGTTGGGTAGATGCTACCAATGAAGCTGAGATGTACTTACGTCTTAAGAATGGTAGTAAAATATATTTAAAAGGAGCAGATGCTCCTGACAGTTTGAGAGGAGTTGGATTGGACTTTTTAGTGTTAGATGAATTTCAAGACATTGAACCAAAAGCATTTACGGAAGTGCTTAGACCAACCCTATCAGATAAGGATGGACACGCATTGTTTTTAGGCACACCAAGAGGCGTAGGATCATGGAGCCATGAAATGTATTCAATGGCAGGCATAACAAATGACTGGGAAAGTTTTACATACACAACTGTAGAAGGTGGACAAGTTCCTGCTACAGAAGTTGAAGCGGCAAAAAGAGACATGGATGAAAGAACGTTTGAACAAGAATACTTGGCAACGTTTACAACCTATTCTGGTGTTGTTTATTACAACTTTGACAGAGAACAAACTATTATGCCTTGTAACAATATGGACACAAGAGAAATACATTGCGGCATAGACTTTAACATTGATCCAATGAGTGTAGCAATATCAGTAATTGAAGGCAATACAATTAACTTTATAGATGAGATATGTATCAGAGGCTCAAACACAGATGAAGCTTGTGATGAACTAAAACGTAGATATCCAAATTCAAGAATAATAATGTATCCAGATCCAGCAGGTAGACAAAGAAAAACATCCGCTGGTGGACGCACAGATATTTCTATCCTACAAAACGCAGGATTCACAGTAAAGGCAAGAAACAGTCATACAGCAGTTAGAGACAGGGTAAATTCTGTCAACGCAAAATTAAAGAACACGCAGGGAACACGCACCTTGTTCGTGGATCCAAAGTGTAGAAACATAATAAGTAGTTTAGAAAAGATGGTATACAAACCAGGTACGTCCGTTATTGAAAAGGACGGTGAATTGGACCATATGGCAGATGCTGTTGGTTATTTGTGTGACTTCTTGTTCCCACTTAGAACAGAGCACACCACTTCAGAACCACAACGTTGGGCATTTTCTGGTAGTGCCAATAACAGGAGATATAACTAATGCCAGCTATTAGAGATAGGATAATAAAAGGCGGTTCAATTCAAAATATAGATTATTTGGTTGAATCACATACAGCATACAAACATTACATAAACAGATGGTTGTTTTTAGGAGACAGTTTCCAAGGTGGTTACGACTACTACACTGGCAAATACCTAGAACCATACTATTACGAAAGCAGAGACGATTACGAAAAACGTTTACGCATGATAGGACTAGACAATCATGTGAAAAGCGTTGTTGGTATATACAACAGTTTCTTGTTCCGTAAGGACGTAAAAAGAGATTATGGATCAATAGAAAATGATCCTGGACTTCAACCATTCCTAAAAGATGCTGACTTGGATGGTAGAAGCTTTGAAAGTTTTATGAAAGACCTTAGTGCTTTCGCAATGGTGTATGGTAATGCTTGGGTGGTTATAGACAAACCAAACGTTGTAACAAGAACAAGGGCAGATGAACTTGAACAGTCTATACGTCCTTACGTTTCTATGTTTACTCCTGACAACGTATTGGATTGGAGCTATGACAGACTTACCAACGGATTGTATGTGCTTAACTATCTCAAAGTAAAAGAAGAAATAGCAGACAACAGACAGTACATTAGAGAATACACTCCTGAAGAAATAAATGTATACCTAATTGACGCAGACGAAAAAGAAGCAGACCTAGTAGAAACAATACCAAATGAATTAGGTAGGGTTCCTGCTGTTTGTGTGTACGCACAGCGTTCAAACATACGTGGCATAGGTATAAGTGCTGTAGGTGACATAGCAGACATACAAAAAGAACTTAATGAATATTCAAGTGAGATGGAACAAATTATTAGGCTTACTAATCACCCATCACTTGTAAAAGAAGTAGGCGTTGAAGCGGCGGCTGGAGCAGGATCAATCATACAAATACCACAAGGTGCTGATCCAGGACTAAAACCTTATTTGCTACAACCTAATGGAGCAAGTATTGACAGCCTAATAAACGCAATGGACAAGAGGGTAGAAGCAATTGATAGAATGGCCTGTTTGGGAGGAATACGTTCTATTGAAAGCAGACGTTTGTCAGGTATAGGTTTACAAACGGAGTTCCAAATGCTAAATGCTAAATTGGCAGACTTCGCAATGAACTATGAACACGCTGAAGAACAAATTTGGCGTTGTTGGGCAATGTACCAAGGCAACGTATGGAATGGTGAAATAGAATATGCTAGATCATTCTCAATACAGGACAAAGCAAATGACGTGGCTATGTTAAAATTAGCCAAGGAGGCAAACATTGCTGATCCTAACATTGTTGACGCATTGGATAAAGAAATATATGAAACAATTATGGAGGAGCCATATGAAGCACCTCAACAACCTTTACAAACAGCTATGACACATCCACCTATGGAAAATCCACAGGACATGATAACGCATATGAGAGAAATGTTAGAACAAGGTTATACCAACGAACAAATATTAGAATTACATCCAGAGATAGCAAACTTCTTTGGGAATAATCAGGATGGGTAAGTATGTACCAGATAGGGACTTTATACATGGCACTGAAAAACACATTAGGCAAGTGTTGGCAGAGTATAATGAAAACATACAAAAATTTGAAACAAAAGATTCTAAGGCGGCAGGCGTGAGGGCACGAAAAAATCTACTGGAACTGTTCCATCTATGTAGAACAAGACGTAAGGAAATATTGGAACGTAGCAAAACACTAGGATGGCAAGAACATCCAAGTTGGGAGGGCATAAATGAAAGTTGAAGTACAAGATTTGGAAAAGCGTATGTCTAGGATTGAGGACAAGCTGGACCTTATAGTAGACAATCATCTAAAGCATCTTAACATATACACAAAGATTGGATTGTTTTTAATAACAGTTAGTGTAATTGTAAGTCTATCAGCAATAGGCATGAGTATGGGATATTTAGATGGCATCAAAGAAATCATCTAGAAGACGGGTACCAAAAGATAAGAAAACAGGTATACCTAAAAAGTATCTAAGTGGGCTCACAGGCGCACGTAGAAGCGCCGTAGCACGTCTTCAGAAACAAATAAGCAGTTTGGCCAAAGCAGGCAGAAGAATACCGCAAAGTTTAATTGATAGGAGAGTTAGTCTTGGCAAAAAGAAAACCATTAAGACAAAGCGTCGTTAAAAGTTTACAAGCCAAAGCAAAACGCAGTGGCATACCTGTTGGTACTTTGCGTAAGGTATTCCGTCGTGGACAGGGTGCGTTTTTAAGTTCAGGTTCAAGACCAGGCATAGGAATGGCACAATGGGCAATGGGCAGAGTAAACAGTTTTATTAGAGGATCAAGAAAACATGATTTAGATCTGCGTAGAAGCATGAGGAGAAAAAGGTAATGAAACACAAGAAAAAAACAAAAGGCCTAACAGCAAAACAAAAAAAATTGCCTATAGGTTTACAAAAAGCAATATTGAAAAGCAGAAAGAAAAAGTAAATGCCAAAGCCAACCAAAGCAATGATGCGTAACGCCAAAAGAGCTTTGGCACTAAGAAACAAAGCACCAGCAAGTCGTAAGGGCATGACGCCAGTTGGATTAGCAAGGGCAAACCAATACAGCAAAGGTACAAACGTTTCTATGGCAACAGTAAAAAGAACTTTTAGTTTTTTAAGTAGAGCAAAAGCATATTACAAGCCAGGACAAAACACACCTGGCACACAGGCTTATTTAGGATGGGGTGGCAACGCAGGATTAAGCTGGGCTAGAAACATTCTAAAGAAGGGACGCAAGTGACTGTTACTGCGTCTAGTCTTAGCGGACTACAAGGCGAACGCATGGGTAAGCGTCGTTTCAGATTACAACCAATAGGGAGAAATATCATGGCAATGCGTGGTGGTAAAAAGAAGAAGAAAAAGACAAAACGTGGCGGAAGACGCCGTAAATAATTTGTTTTTATCTTAATTGTATAAATATAACATACTGCTAATAGAGGGCAGGTGGTAGAACTCAACCAATTAGAAAGAGGTATATAATGGACGCAGAAAACCAAGCGGAAAAAACGGAGACAACTGCTTCTCCACAAGAACAGCAGGTAGCAGAAACGCAGGTCGTAAAGGATGACACCTTTAACCAAGATGATGTAAATCGCATTGTTGCGGATAGGGTGGCAAGAGAAAGAGCCAAGTTTGAAAAGCAATATTCAGGCGTGGATCTAGACCACTACAAGAATCTTGTTGAGGCAGAAGACCAACGCAAGAAGGAAGAACTTGAGAAACGTGGTGAGTACGAAAAACTGTTGAGCGAGCAGGCGGAGAAATTCACAGGCAAGATCAAACAGTATGAGAACGAACTACACAGTATCAAGGTTGACGGTACTTTGTTAAATGAGGCAAGTAGTCAAAAGGCAGTGAATCCACAACAAGTGACTTCATTGTTAAAAGGACAGATCAAGCTGAATGAAGCAGGTGCTATTGATGTAGTGGACGGAAACGGACAGGTAAGATATGATGAAATGGGTAAACCAATTCAAGTATCACAACTGGTAAATGAATTCCTTACAGCAAACCCGCATTTCGTACAGGCAGGACCAAGTGGTGCTGGATCAAGTAACGGAATAGGCAAGCAACCTGTGGTAGACAATGACATATCCAAGTTGGATATGAACAAGCCCCAAGATAGGGCCCAATATGCGGAGATCATGAAAAATCGTGGTGTTCGTGTATAAATTTGCTACTAAAGGAGAAACAACATGGCAAACGAAGCAACCGCAAGTGTATTAAGTGAACTATACGCTAATATGGTACAGGCGGCATTATTCACTCTTTCAGAGAGAACAGTAATCAGACCGCTTATCAAAAACTATGATATGACTGGAACACCAGGCTTAACAGCACAGGTTCCAATCTATCCATCATTATCAGCCGCCGCTTTAACAGACGGTACTGATATGTCAAACACAGCTTTTAACACAACTTCAAAGACTATTACAGCCGCTGAAGTAGGTGTTATGGTTGAATTAACTGACTTGGCAAAAGAGTCAGCTAACGAAGACGTAGCCGCGGCTATTGGACGTCAAATGGGTGACGCAATGGCAGTGAAGGTGGACACAGATCTAGCTACATTATTCCAAGGCTTTTCAAATTCAGTAGGTTCTGGCGCAGAAGAAATTACTACAGAGACTTTCTTCAAAGCGGCCGCTACACTGAAAAATAACAAGGCTCCTGGACCATACGTAGCTGTTATTTCACCAAACCAAGCATTACAGCTTAAGAAAGTGTTAACTAACGCAGGTGCTACTATGTCACACAACCTAAGTGACATTGGTAATATCGCTTTAAGAGACGGTTTCGTAGGCAGACTTGCTGGTATTGACATTTTTGAGTCAACAGTAGTTACTGACGCAACACCAGATTCAGCTGGTGCTGGTGTAGGTGCTGTTATGTCTCAAGACGCACTTGGTTACATGGTTAAGCGTAACATGAGAATTGAAACACAAAGAGATGCTTCAGCAAGAGCTGATGAAATCGTTGGTACAATGGCTTATGGTACAGCAGAACTATTTGACACATATGGTGTTAAGTTAATCGCAGACGATCAACAGTAATCGTAAAGATATTGAATAGGGGGATTTTGCCCCCTATTCTTTTGTAACAGATAAATATACATGGATAGGGCAGTACCTTATACCATAATAGGAGGAAGTACCTCATGCCAACATTAGCAACGATAAGTGACGTACAAGATTACGAACCAGATATTTTAAACTACGGCATCCAAGACTTTGATGCTGAAATCACAAAAGCACAATCAGATGTTTTTAGAGATCTTAGGATCCGCTGGTGGCCCACTTATTCAATCAACGTATACGATATAAAAAAATTAGCTGGTAACAACCTAGAGCCAGACGAAGACCTGTATACTGCTTCACAACTAACGAGGGCAACAGCCTATCATGCGTTAGGATATCACATCTATCCAAAATTAGCAAAATTTGAACCAGAGACTGATCTGTTTGAACGTAAAATGGAGTTCTATAGAAAAGAATATGAACGTGAAATGGATTTAGTATTGAGAGACGGATTGGAATATGATGCGGACAGTAGTGGTACAGTGGATGACATTGAAAGAGAAGCAACACACTACCTACGCCTTAAAAGGTAGAGTGTAAATGTCAAACAGAGAATCAATCACACAAAACATTATAGAAGTTTTAGGGGACATGGCTCCACCTAGACCAGCGTTTGTTACACGTGAACCATTTGACGTGGACAAATTAGCAATTACACAGTTTCCCGCAGTATTAGTAACCACAGGCAATGAAACAAGAGAAGATCATGCCATGGGTGGTGCTAGACGCGGCATCATAGAAATAAACATTAGAGGATATGTGCGTTCAGACGGACGTCAAGGTCATGTACAAAGCGTTGATGAAAAGCGTAATGAACTAATAGAACGCATTGAAGAAAAGCTCAACGCAAATAGAGACAGGGACTTGACAAGTGCTCGTGCGGCAACGACGCGAGTCACTGAAATAACTGTAGTGGACAGAACACCACCATTAGGTGAATTTAACATGGTGGCGGAAGTACATTACTCATTTACTAAAGGAGCGACATAATGCCAACAAAATATACAAGAATGTTAGATAATAACAACATGATCATTCCTGTTGAGGAAGATCGTGTACAAAGGTTTCTGAAGCAAGGTTGGACAATAGTTGATGACCAACCAACAGAAAAAAAGTCACCCCGCAAAAGTAGTAAGAACAAAATTACTGCGGATGCCCAAGTGACTTCAGAAACATCTACGGATTATGCTTGGAATGATTACGAGGAACTTAAAGACCTCGCACCAGAACAAGTAGAAGACGAAGATGATACAACTGCCAACAAGGAGGAATAATCATGGCAACATTTACAGGTGAAGCAGGCCAAGTTGATATCACACACGAAGATACAGCTGGTCTAACTACTATTGCTGAAGTTCGTTCCTGGACAGTGGAACACACAAAAGATGTGATTGAAGACACAGTCATGGGCGATGCGGCAAGAACATACAAGAGTGGACTACATCAGTTCACTGGATCAATGGAAGTAATCTATGACAGTGATCACACAGCGGCAAGTAACGCTTTTGATCCGTCAAACGATGGCGCAATTTCCGTTGAATTCCACACAACAGCACCAAGTGGTGGTGGACAAAAGTTTAGTGGTTCAGTCGTTGTAACTTCTGTTTCAAGAACAGCAAGTTTTGATGATCTTATCACAGCTACAGTCAACTTCCAAGGTTCTGGAGCATTAACGATTGCGGCCGCGTAATTGTAATGATACAAATAAGGGTTCTAGGCAATAAAAGGGTAATGGCCTCTGTTGAACGAGAAAAACAGAGACTCATGGACCTTGTGGCCAAAGATACAAAGGACGTGGCTGTAAAAAACACGCCCATTGATAAAGGACGAGCAAGACGCGGTTGGCGCCTAGAAAGTGCGTTTCAAGAGAAACGTGTTGTCAACCGTGTGCCCTACATTGACGTCTTAGAAAAAGGTCACTCAAAACAAGCACCTAGGGGTATATTAGGGCCTACCGTTAGGGAGATATCACAAAGGAGATATAAATGAGCGTTATGAAAAACGTAAAGCAACACTACCAAGATCAGTTGGCTGGTGGCTTGAATAAAATAGTAGTACCTGAATGGAAAACAGACATTTATTACAAAGCAACATATCCGTTTGCTGTTGAATCAAGAATATTGAATCTTCAACAAGCAGGCAAAACTGTTGAAGCATTGGTTGAAAGCCTAATACAAAAGGCTTTAGATCCAGATGGTAAGCCAATGTTTACAAGAATGGACAAAAGTGCGTTAATGAATGAAGCTGATCCTAAGGTATTGTTAAAAGTTTGTACTGAGCTCAACGGCGCTATAAGCGAATATGAGGCCGTTGAAAAAAACTAAAGGAGGACATTGAGCTCCAATTGTTAATGCGTATAGCTGAAACGCTTACGATGCCTTTGGAGAAGGTTTTACAACTCAGTGTCCTGGAAATAAACCTTTGGTATGCTTGGTTCAAGCTACAACATAATAAAGGTAAGGAGAGCATGAATCGTGGCAACGCAAACATTAGAAATCCGCGTACTAGATAAGACAGCTACGTCGCTAAAGAATATTTCACAAAGGGTTACAGCCCTTAATAAAGGTCTTCTTGGCGTAAACAGGGTAGCTGGTCTAGCCGCAACAGCTTTAGGTGCCATTGGTGGTGCCAGTATTATTAGAAGGGTTGTTAGTGTATCACAACGCTTTGAGGACTTACGAACAACACTCAATAGTGTCACAGGAAGTGCTAACCAAGGCGCCCAAGCATTTGAATTCATATCTAATTTTTCAACAAAAACACAGTTTGGCATAGAAGATCTTACAAATACATTTGTTAAACTAAAAACAGCAGGTATTGAACCTACAGAAGAACTCCTTACAACATTTACAGATGCCGCGGCTGTTACAACTGACCAAATAGGATCATTACAAGCCATTACAGACTTGTTTAGTAGAACAGTAGGCGGTGGTTTGGGCCTTGAAGAATTAGAAAGATTAGGTGATAGAGGTGTTCCTGTCCTTACTATCCTTAGAGACAAATTAGGACTTGCCAGAGACCAAATATCTGAATTTGGTAAAAGTGCTGAAGGTGCCAGAAAGATTACAGAAGCATTAGGTGAAGGCATTAGGGAACAGTTTGGTGGAGCAACAGAGGCAAGACTTAACAATTTAAGTACATCATTTTCAAACTTCAATATAGCACTAGACATTGCCGCAGATAAATTAGCCCAACAAGGCTTTTCAATGGCGCTTGGTGACCTTACAAAAGAAATAACAAACCTTATTACAGAAAATGACGAATTTGTTGTGTCCATAGGTACAAAACTTACAAAAGCATTCTTATTCACTGTTGAAGCGGTAAAATTGGTTATTCAAAACATGGATATATTGATAACTGTATTTGGAATATTCTTTGGATTGAAAATTGTAGCAGGTCTAACAGCCGTTGCCTTAGCTTTTGGTAGCACATTAGCAAGGTCAATATTAATTGCCACAAGGGCTGTAAAAATGCTTACACTGGCGGCAAAGGCCAATCCATTAATACTTGGCGCATCACTTGCCGTTGCTGGTGCGGCTATGTTGTCAGATGAATTTGACAAATTTCTAAACAAGGTTGGTGTTACAGATGAAATGCTTAAGAAAGTTACACAAGGCATAGAAGACTTTGTACCTGATCCTATTCAAGACATTGGTTTAGCAATTGACCACGTAGTAACTTCGTTTGGTGAAGTAGATAAAAAAGTAAAAGACATTGAAGCAAGACTTAGAGAATTGCGTAAGGCCGCAGAAAAGGCAACAGACACACAAACTGAGGGCAACGATAAAACAGTAGAAAGCCTTACTGAAGCAGAAAAGGCATATAAAACATTACTAATTTCCATAAATGGCGTAGTAGAAAAAAATGCCTTGAATGCGGAAACAGCCGCTATAGTACAACAAAAATTTGATGAAGGCACATTGACTCTTGAAGTTTATGAAGGCATGATGAAGAAGTTAAGCAAAACTTTTGAAACTGCCACAGAAAAGAAAAAGAAAGACGCTGATGCCTTAGACGCACTGAAAAGTAAATTACAGTCTTCTATGGAGACTTACAGATCATTTACACATACAATTGAAGAATCTGCTAGAGAAGCCGCAGATGCTGACATTGCCATTTTCCAACAGGCATTGGATAAAAATTTAATCAGCCAAGAAAAGTTCAATGAATTGAGAGACGCCGCAAACAAAAGTGTGGCACAAACAATCATGGAACAAGAATTGGAGTTGGCAAACAAATTAGCTGACATTGAAGATCAAAAACTTAAAAAAGCAAAAGAGGCTATGGATGCTAGGGTAAGGGCTGTGGTTACAGGTCAAAGCAAAATCCTAAGTGCTGAAGATATTGCTGTATTACAAAAACAAGGCCAAGAAAAGAAAATAGAAGATCGTGTAAGAGAACGTACAGAATTTGAACAAAAGTCAGAACTTGAAAAAGTAAACTTTGGTATAGGACAAGGCAAAAGATTTTTTGAAGCATTAGGAAAACAAAACAAACAGTTTTTTGCGGCAATGAAAGCATTTGCTATAGCAGAAGCAATCATTAACACATACCAAGGTGCCACAAAAGCATTAGCAACTTATCCACCGCCATTTAACTTTATTGCGGCGGCGGCTGTGGTAGCAGGTGGTTTGGCACAGGTAGCAACAATTAGATCACAAAATCCTGTAGGAGCACAAAGAGGTGGTGCTCTAAGGGCAGGACAAAGTGCGGTGATTGGAGAGGATGGTCCTGAGCTTATTGTACCAAGACAACCTTCAACTGTTATACCAAGAGAGGTAGCAGAAGCAATTGATGGCTTAGGAGGACGCAATCAACCAGTTACTGTAAACTTTAATATCAATACTGTAGACGCAAGAGACTTTGATGACCTACTTGTAGAAAGAAGGGCAACAATTACTGGTATTATTAACAACGCAATGAGACAACAAGGAAGGATGGGTGTAGTATAATGGCATTGATAGGTACATTTCCAACAACACCTGGTTTTCAATCTGTAAATTTTCAAATGAACACCAGTGTAAAACGCACACAAGCCGCAAGTGGCAGGATTATTAGAGCAACAAATTCAACGACTATATTTGGTGGTACATTACGTTTTCCTCCAATGACACAAGCAGAATTTAGACCAATACAGGCTTTTATAGCACAAACAGATGGTGGACTAAATGAGTTTGATATTGTTATACCAATTGTAAGTGAATCACAAGCAAAAGACATTACAACAGGACAAAGCATAGCATCAATAATAGATGGTAGATTGTTTGTAGATGGGGCACATTCAGCAGGTGATACAACTATAAACATTACAACACTACCAGACTCAGCAGGAACGGCACTAGGTGACCAAGTATTGTTAAAAGCAGGTGATGTTGTAAGATTTGCTGGCCATACAAAAGTATACATGGCATCAACAGACATTAACACGGATTCAGCAGGCGGCGCCGTGCTTAACATAAAGCCTGGACTTGTAGAATCACTAACAGATGAAGAAGCAATTACTTCAACAAACGTACCATTTAGAATGATATTAAATGGAGATGTTCAAGAGTTTAATTATAGAACAGATGAACTTGTAGAATATGAAATAGATGTAATAGAGGCAATCTAATGACGAGAGAATTTAGTTCCGTACAAAACAGTCATTTAGCTGGCGATGAACTTATTAGCTTTACATTAGTTGATATTGGAGTTAATGGCGCAACTGATTTATTTTTTACAGATGGACCTTATGATGTTACCTACAACAGCCAAGCCTATTCAGCACAAGGCAATTTTTTGGGCATCTCAGAAACCCAAGAGACGGCGGACTTACAAATAACAAGTATTAATATTGTTTTAAGTGCCTTGGACCTAACCACGGTACAAACACTTGCCAAGTCAAACCAAATAAACCAAAACGTAACTATTAGAAGGGTGTTTCTAAATCCAGAAACAGAAACGCTTATAGGTGATAGTGCTGGCGACCAAGCAATAACAATATTCAAGGGCAAAATAGCTGGATATAGAATAGCAGACACAGACGACACAGCAACATTAACATTGGAAGTAACAAGCCAATTTGCTAACTTTGATAGAAAGAATGGTAGACGTACCAACCTAGTAAGTTTCCAAAGAGAATTTGCTACGGACTTTGGTATGGAATACAGCCATGATAGTTTATTGGACATTAAATGGGGTAAGAAATAATGATAAGAGCACCTAGTACAACGGATTTGGACGCTATTGCTAATCTTACATTGGTACATTGTAAAGACGCAGGAATGGATGGTCATGACAGCGTTGATAAGCGTAGGGTAAAACAACAATTAAGAGAAATAATGATACACTCCAATTACCAAATGTTCATAGCTGAACAAAGAGGCGAAATTGTTGGATATATCATTGGTTCTA